GGGTCCTGGTGCTATAAACACGTTAAAAACCTTTATGCCCACCTCGCGCGGAGCACCGCACAGTGGCGGTCGACATATCGGTTACGTGTGTAATAATTACACCACGCAAGGTGAGTCCTCTGGAGTGATAAACCAGAAGCATTCTAAAACACTGTTTCAATGGGTGTTCTTCGAATTCAATAATAACTAAACCATAAATGTTATTACTTAAAGGACTTGTTAGTGTATTAAACCCCCGCTAACAGGGTTTTGGGCGCTTCCAAAAGGAAACACCCTTAGATAAGAAACTCTCTTATCAGAGAATATATTTCGTATATATTAAACGACACATTATAATAATGGGTAATGTGAAAAACCCTAAAATCTACTACAATACGTTTCCACTTACTGGAGGAACTGCTAAGAAAACACCACAATTGGCGTCATCAGAAGCAGATCTAAGCAAACCAGTAACAGTATTAACTGGAGGGTACGTACTTCGAGAAACATAGATATCAGGAGCAGATGAAGTAGAACTATTATTATAACCATTAGTTGCATTAAAAAGACAGTCAGTAACTAAACGACTGTGACATCTACCATATGCAGGAACTTGAACTTCACCAGAAAATCCAGCTTTATAATAAACACTAGGCAATCCATTTCGATTTGTAGTGGCTGCATCATTACTAGCATCTATAGCTTGAAAAGAAAAAGCAGTAGCAAGACCTGTTACTATGCCAGTACCAATAAAAACAGAAAAAGGCTCAGCTCCAGTCACAGAAGTATTATCCAAATATTTCAACCTAACTCCTCCTCGAACATACAAATAAAGAGAGGATACTAAAGTATAAATATCAGAATAAATTGATGGTTCTACATAAGCAGGAACAGTATTATAAAACCTAAAAGGAATACTAAAAGGTAAGATATTATAATACAAATTAGCAACAGGGGCCGATTGATGTACTACAGGATTAGGTAACTTCATTAAAGTTCGAAGAGAAGAAATTCTTTCTCCAACACAAAACAAAGCATTTGAACACTCATCAGAAGGAATATCAGAAGAACCGATATTACCTCTATAATTAGCACAAACATTTGTTTCAGTATTAGAAAAAGGTTCAGCAGACTGAGGAACAATTCCCATAACATACTGCATGTTATTCTTCTTAGGAACAGCAAATTCAGCATCAGCTCCCATGCAATGTTCTAAAATAACACCAACAGTAGATGAAACAGTATCAGGAGCCACCAAAGGATCAAGAATATGCACAAATAATGTACCTGTGATTTGAGTAGATTGCTTATAAGGAGTAACAGAAATAAATGGAACTACAAAAGTAAATTCATTACATTCACGAATATCAATAATTTGCCTATGTAAAAAGGCAGTTTGAGCTAAAGAAGCTACAATAGGAGAACCTGTAGCTGAATCACAAGGTGAAAAACTAACAGCTAATCTACCTGAATGAAATTCAGTTTTGACAAACTTAAGTTTATAAACCATGGCTCCACGCCATTGTTCAAACATATTAGCAATCAACTGATAAGGTCCCATATCAGATATTCCCACAGCAGTAACTGTACGAGTAACTAACAAACCTAATGGTCTAACTGGAATAGTCATTAAAGCAGTTCCAGAAACACCACCTGTAGCCCAACTAGCAATAAAATTGAAAGTAGGGATAGAACAAAGAAAGCTAAAGTCCATTTCATCCACATCAGTACCAGAAAATCCTTGTGCTTTACCAACTTGATTCTTATAAGAATAAGACAAAGGAAAAAGACTGATCAGGACCATCAGTATTAGCAGAATATGCTAAATAATTTTGAGTAACTCTTTGAGAGTGCTCTAAATTAATAGGCTTACTCCAGCCAAAGGCTGAAGCAGCACCTGCCAAAATCTCAGAATACCAAGAAGTCATACTAGCATAAGAAGACAATAAAGGAACCTTAGTAAAAACATCTGCAGCTCCCTTAACTCTCATAAGAGCAGAAGAAATAGGACCCATTCCTGAACTAACTTGTTCAGTATCAGTCTCATTCTTTCTCCTAGTCGAGGAAGAAAACCCACGACCAGATTGAGGAACTGCTGCACTAATAAGTTCTATATCTTCAAAAGAGGCCCACAAAGTGTAACCACACGTTGTAGACCCAGAACCAGCGACCAAAGTTGAATAAGGATAAATTTTAAAAATACCAAAAGCATATGCACTAGTAGCAGAA